ACCTCATCTACATCTAGTGCTATGCAATAGTCTGCATCAGATGGGATAACTGCTAGCGACGCGTTCCTAGCATCGTCGAATCTAAATGGCGAAACATAGATCGGGACAACCGTAATGCCAAGACTTCGTGCAATCTCAACGGTTCGATCTGTTGATCCTGTGTCAGCAAGGATGTGGTAGTCGGCTTCTTTACTAGACTCATACCAACTCTCAACGTATTTCTCCTCATTCTTGCTAATCGTATAAACTGCAATCTTCAAAAGTCATTCACCTCTTTAAGTCGTAAGTCTGAATAAGAGGGGAACTGTGTTACTAAGTTAGGCTGTGCTAGGCAGGCAGTGTAGTTCTCAGAATAGACTCTGAGTCCAATATCTATATACCATTCATACCCATCAAGGCTATCTATAAAGTGACGCATCCTGACTGGGTTAATACAGTAAGCCTGAGATCCAGTAGTCATTACTGGTCTGTGCCAATCTTTATTTATCTGTACTATTTTTCCAGTGCTCTTAGGTATCAAAGCTCCTAGATAAAAGATGTCGTAGTTCTTTGGTAGAGTCTGCATCACCTGATCGAAGCGTTCTGCAAAATCTTCTACGAATAAAGCATCATCTTCTAGGATTAAAACCTTCAGATCAGGATACTTCTTCATCACCGCTACGTGGCTCATAGTCCCAGCAATAATTGGATCTATGCCCAACTCTTTACCATCTACTGCGCTGAAGCGTTCATACTCAATCCCTAGTTCTTTTAACTGGGGATCTAACTGCTCCATACGATCTGTTCTACGATCTAGGTTAATGACTACTACCTTGTCAAAGTATTCGTTTACTTTCATCTTGACAGTATAACCTAAACTATGCTATATCCCCGACAATGAGGAAGTTGTTGCTTGATGTGCAGATCACTGTGGCAGCTGACTTGTTGGCTCTCAACTTGGGCGCAGCAGTTGCAGCACCGGCTGAAACGATAGTTACGCTAGGACCTGTAAAGGTCACTTGGCCTGCTCCATATTGTGCTACGTGTACTTGATCTGTTGCGCTAAAGACCGATGGTGGAATTGTCACGGTAATTGACGCTGCGTTATTAAGGGTAACTAGATCATCCTTGTCACCAATAGCCAAAGTATAAGTTGTGCCAGTCTGGGTGTTAAAACCTATAAGGTTGGTACCTGTAGCACCTGTCGGTCCGGTAGGACCTGTAGCCCCAGTAGCACCTGTTGGCCCTGTCGGACCCGTTGGTCCTTGTGAACCAGTGGCTCCTGTGTCACCTGTAGCACCAGTTGCACCTATGGCTCCAGTGGCCCCTGTAGGCCCTGTAGGGCCTGTGGCTCCTGTTGGTCCCGTAGGTCCAGGTACTGTGCTATCGGCTCCCGTAGGGCCTGTAGGACCCGTAGAACCGGTACTTCCAGTCGGTCCTGTAGGACCAGTCGGTCCTGTTAAGCCTGTTGATCCGGTGGGACCAGTTGGTCCAGTTGCTCCAGTAGATCCCGTAGCTCCAGTTGGGCCTGTTGCTCCCGTTGCTCCTGTATTTCCTGTAGGACCTGTAGGTCCAGTCGCTCCCGTTGCACCTGTGGCTCCTGTACTTCCTGTTGCCCCTGTGGGACCTGTTAAACCTGTTGGACCTGTTGGTCCTGTACTTCCTGTGGGTCCTGTTGGACCGGTTGCACCCGTAGCACCCGTGTCTCCAGTTGGACCAGTAGCGCCAGTAGCGCCAGTATTACCAGTGGCACCAGTGGGACCAGTAGCGCCTGTAGGACCTGTTGCACCTGTTCCTCCAATCGGACCATTGGGACCAGCAGGACCTGTGGGTCCTGTAGCTCCTTGACCACCTTGTGGTCCTTGATCGTTAGCAAATGTTAAACCAACTTGTGGGGAAGTGGATTCAATGACAATGATTGTTTCGGTCATACCGTCACCCCTGGAGTCACAATAAACTTACCTTCAAGTAAGCGTGTATTTACAGAACCTGATGTAAGCACTAAGTCATAGACATAGCGATTAGGTGCAATGTTTGTATTGGCAGAACTAAAAGTTACTGTCACTCTTCCTGCATCATTGTTAAAAACAATTCTTCCATTTGCTGTGGTAGCAAGGAGTGTGGTGGTATTAGATCCTAAGAATGGTCTAACAGTCATAGTCCCTGTGTAACCAGCTAGGTTCCAAGGAGTTCCATCTGTTGCCACTGTGAACTGGAATGTGAATGTAGTAGCCTGATCGCAGACCAGATTATACTTCGCACTCATCAGGCACCTTCATCAATACTTTGGAGTGCTGCATTTGCAGTAAGACCAGTAGTACCAGCGATACGATTGCATACGCCAGCGTAATCAAGATGGGTGTTCGCACTGCCCGAAATACCCGCAATATCATTAAGAACTCCTACTGTATCTTTGTGGTCACTTGTGATACCACGTGCTGCTGCCCAGCGACGAGCAGCAAGTGCTGCATCTACATACTGTGAAATAGGTGGGTAGGTGCCACCATTGGCAAGACGATTAAGTTCTGCTACTAGGGTTGACCCTGGATTTCCTGTTGGCACCTATCTACCTCACTTCTTCTTTTTGGCTGCTGCTGCGTTATCTACTAAGTTTGGATATGGACGACCTGCTGCTTTGGCTTTTGCTTTAGCAGAAGCCTTCTGCTTTGGTGTCAACGCAGTTGATTTCTTCTTTGGATTGGGTTTATCCCAAAATGCTTTCTTCTTCACCACTTCACCTTGTCTGCCCAGAATGCAGCAGACATCTTTCCTTTAGCGATGTTCTTAGCGTGACGAGCCTTAAATGATGCTTGTCTTGCTGTTGGCTTCTTATCCCCTGATACGCCTTGCTGTCCAAAGCGAATGGTCTTGACCTTATCGCCTTCTTTAGCAACTACCACGTGGGACTTAGTCGGATGACTTGGTGTGCGCTTAGGCTTATTAAAGCCTGCAACTCCTGCTCGCTCTAGGCGTGGGTCTTTCTTGGGCATTTACTTCTTCTTGCCCATTTTCTTCTTAGCAGGCTTGGCTACCATCTTCTTGCCTTTTTTCTTGGCTTCCATCTTTGCCATAGCCATACCTTTTGCTGTGTATGGGAATTCTTTTCCGTTTACGTTTGGCATTATTTCTTTCCTCCGACTCCAGTTGAGATTGACTCGTAAGTCATATACTTACGGTTTGAAGCAAACTGCTTATCTGCTGATGGGTATGCTGAAACTTCTTCAACGTTCTTGACGAGTTCAACTTCACCCTTCATATCTTTATCCATTGTTACTCCTTGTATTGTAGTTTGGTTCCGTCGAAAGCCTTACCAGCTTCATTGCTGAGTTTGACTGCTGCGTCAATATCAGGTTGTCTGGTAGAACGAGGTTCTATTCCTTGTCGAACTGCGTCGTAGTACGCACCCAACTCTTTATCGTGGGCCTTAGCAGTCGGGATACCGCGACTACTTGCAGCTCCTGCGCTCATCTGCAAGCCTGTAACCTTGCAACCAAAGCAACCTTCTACCTCAACTGGATGATCTTCCCAATGTTTAGCCATTATGCTATTTCCGTTAAGTAATCGCTGTAACCAGCGTCAATAAGAATGTCTGCTTCTTCATCTGTAAGAGTGTATGCGTGACCACCAAGATAGTAGGTGTCAGCATCAGCCAAGTCATCTTGGCTAGGTGTTCTATTTTCTGTCACAGTTGTGCCGTTAATTAACAGTGTTATTCCACGTGGGATATCTGTTAGCGATACTGGGATAGTGCCATCATAGGTTCCACCTACCATACGACGTCCTGCTAGACGAGCATATGGTTCTGTGTTGTTATCTACCCACGTCTCGTTGTTCCAAGGTGTTACTAGCGTGTATGGCATATTTCTCCTTTAAGTGATGGAGGCAGGTTTGACCCTGCCCCCACCGTGCTCAATTAGTTAATTGAAGCTGCTGACTCAATACGGTAAAGAGCTGCTTCACGGAGGCGAGCAAAGCCACCCATATAGTACCAACCGATGGTACGGAAACGACGGAGCGTATCAATCTCTGGTCCGATGATGGTAGAGATATCTTGTCCCTGCGCTTCTGCAAGTGCTTCACGACCAGCGATAATAGCCTTATAGACGTTAACTGCTGGTGATTGTGTATTTGCAGCGAATGGGATACGTGGTGTTTCTACCACGAATGCACCTTCGATTACGCCGACTGCACCAGCCACGAATGGTGTGCGATCTACGTACTGTGTCAAAGCCTGGAATCCGCCGGTGCCTGATTCAGCACGGAGGTCAGCTGCCTGACGTGGGTGTAGGTATGCTGCGTACAAATCATTGATACGTGGCACAGCCTTGTTTGTGCGAAGCTGTGTGACAGCCTCACGGATAGCAGCAACTGTCATAATGTCTGTTGCTGTAACTCCGTTTGTTGTTGATGCTGTTGAAGTTCCTGCGTAGATGACGTTTGAGCCACCTGTGAGGGTTGTTGCAACTACAGAGTCAATCGAATCTGCTGCGTTGTAAGCGATGATATCAGCAAGAGCTGAGTCAACATCGTTGAACGAAGTAAGGTTCAACTTCTTTGTTGTTGTTACGGCTGAACCGTACTCGTTAAGAGTAACAGTAACCTGGTTAGGGTTGCCGAGAGCGATTGAAGAAACATCTGACTCTTCTGTAAGAGTTGATGTTTGTGCATTTAGGTCAGAGTAGATTGAGAATACTACTGATGATCCTGGCATTGCTTGCTGTACTGGCTTAACATCTGCAAGACCGCGCATAACAGGGATGCTACGAAGAGCCATACGAACATATTGATCGTATGCTGTCTGTACGAGTGCAGTAATGTCAGCAGCACCAGTGATTGTACCGCCTGGTAGTGCCATTATTTTTGCCTTTCGTTAGTGGGTAAACTACATTCCAGATTCAGCAATGATGGCGTCCAGTTCTTCCTTTGAGTTGGCATTCATCAAGCGACTCATAATGTCTTGTCCACGTTCAGGTGATATACCTGCGTTAGACGCTGCACTTAGTCTCTTGTATGCCGCTGCATCGGCTGGATCTACATTTGCTGTTGCCTGGTTTTGCTCAATATCAATGCCGAAAACATCGGCATATTCTGTGAGCCATTTAGACACAGACTCCTCTGAAGGGTCTATATCCTGAGGGATAAAAGAAGCTATCTTCTGATTTACCCCGCGAGCTGCGAGGGCGTCCTTGATTGCTCGTTCGCGTTGGCCTTTATTCAAAGTTTCAAACTGGGAACGTAGTTCCTGAAGTTCTTTATCCTTTTGCTTAGCAGCCTTGCGTAGTTGTTTTACAAGGTCATTCGACGAATCATTTGTGAAATCGTCGTCGTCATCCTCGTACTCGTAATTGGACATAGTCCACTCCCTATCATTAGTTGATTGACGTGGGCCTCATATTCTGTTGGGGTACAGGTATGGCTCCCACTACTGGTTTTGTTATCGCTCCACTAGACCAGTCGTTCTAGTGGCAGGCTTTATATTCCTCCGGCTCGTTCGCGGTCTATCGCGCCACGACCAGATTTTCCAGCGAATGCAGCAGTTTCAAGTGCTGTAAGTTTTTTGGTTTGTCTAATTGCTTCTGCTGATCCAGGTGTATTAAGCACAGCTTGTTCTGCTGTCTGCTGGGTGTATGGATCTTCTCCATAGATTGAAGCAAGTTGTCCACCGCGAATTGATGCTTCAGCAATAGTAGGCGCTGCTTTTTGATATTGCGCTGCTGTAACATTATCAGCGGCAAGTCTTTCAGCACCGGCTAGTGTGGCTTGTAGACCAGCACCCGTTTGTGCTGCACCAATCTCAGCTGCTGTTACCTTGCGTTGAATATCCTTAATAGCCTTATTAGGATCAAGCACATAGGCCAAAATGTCGCCATTAGTAATGCTATCTCCATAGAATCTCTTGAGCGTGTTAAGGATCTCTGGATTGGCATTAAGCACACGCTCTTGACCCACCATTAAACGATCAGCTAACTCTACGTTACTGACATCATTGGCAAGAAGCTGCTCAAAACCAGGTTGCTTTCCAGTGGCATCCTTAGTGTAATATGATGCAGGCAACCCATACTGGCGCATTACTTGTTGATATTGATCTTCCATACCAAGGTATGTTGCTTCATCAAGTGCTCTAAGACCTTTAGCAATACGCTGTGCGTTAGCAGCAAAACGCTTCTTATATGGCTCTGACTCACGCAATCTGATTGTAAACTCAGAAGGTGAAGCACCTGATGTAATAAGATTCTTGAGTGGTTCAACTAAGTCACTAAGACCATATTGCTTGAACTGTTGAAATAATAGATCATAGGCTGATTGACGCTGAGCCTGTGCTGCTTGTGCAGCAAGTGATGCTTGTTGTTGTCCTGCAAGTCTGCTTGCAGCTGTACTGTTAAGTGATGCTTGATAGGTAGCATAGGCTGCCTGATCTGTAAAGACAGTTCCGTCTGTGGCTGTGTATTTAACAACGCCATCTGTTCCACCATCGGTATTACCACCAGCACTAGCAGTAACAGGATTGACAGTTATTCCAGTTCCAGTACCGCCAAGTGCTCCTAATCCTAAGTAATCGGTTGCTTGGCGAGCTTGAGAAGCAGGTGCATTTGTTTGGCCACCAAGTGCTCCTAGCCCTAGATAGTCATCGGCTGCACGACTTTTAGGTGTAACCGCTTCTTGTGGATCAGTAAGTATATCTATTCCTAGATAGTCATTTGTTGGACGATCTGTTCTAATAGCCATTATTACCCCTGGAATCCGAAGTCACGAAGTACTTTAAGAGCTGCATCTGAAACTTCCTGCTTAGCATTTTCTGTGTACTGCCAACGCTTGTCTGCTTTTAACGTACGCTTGAAGTCATAGACGTTCATATCGCCCTTATCTGTAATTGCAGTACGTAAAGTTGGATCATTGATATCAATTTGATCTGCGTTGATTTCTAAAAGATTAGCCATTGTTTGACGGTATGGAGCATAAACCTGATCCAAGTTATAGCCTTGACCTAGTAGGTCACGAACGTATTGTGGCTGACCTTGTGCTGCCAATTTACGTGCATCTTGTGCTAGGCGGTTAGGATCAATCTTGCCTGTGGCAATACCTTGCAGTACCTGTTGTTCTGATTGTCCACCAGGAACAATATCTTTAACGCTAAATCCATTTGCGCGAGCAATACTTTGAATCGCTTGGTAGTCCTTGAGAGCCTGACCTGAGTATCCTTCTGTTGCTTTCCCACCAATAGTAGCTCCGATTGGTCGAATAGCGGCAGCAATAAAGTCTGTTGTCATTGCATCGTCAACACCTACGTTTGTGATGTACATATTCTCAGCAGCTTTGCGAAGTGCTGCTGGATCTGATGCAATACCAGAACCCATTTGACGAGCCTTATCAGCGATCTGACGCTCAAGAGTTGAGATTTGCTTTTCGTAATCAGTAGATCCATCTGCCTGACCTGTTGCTACTAGGTCACGGTAGTTGTAGAGTTGGACATAACGAGCCTTGATTTCAGCAGAGTTCTTTCGGAACCAAACATCGTCACGAATTGCTTTACGAAGTTTTTCCGGAGTCCAATCTTCTTTTACATAGCGGTTAAGAATTTGCTTTAGGCTAGGTACGTTATTAAAGATCGTTTCAGGTAGATCAAAATTCTCACCTGCTGTTTCAAGGGCTTGAGCACGTTGCTCTGCATCTGTAAGAACAGGAACTTCTTTTCCTTTGCCACCCTTACCACCTGCACCACCTGCTCCACCTTTGGATGGCGTACCGTCTTTAGTTGGTGTGCCAGGAGCAGGGGTTGTTGGGGTAACGCCAACCTTTTGAGTACCAACATTACGGTACCCTGATGGCTGACCAGCCATTCCTACATCTTCTGTAGTTATAGAAGGAGCAATAGGTTTAACTTTAACTATCTCATCTAGCTCTGCCTGTGCGGTGTTAACATCCCCGCCCGTGTCTTTAGCAACTTGAAGTTTCTTTTGAGCAGCTTTTACTTTTGCCTCGTAAGCGCCCTTTTCTTCCTTGTAGATGTCCTGTTCTTTTTTAACAGTTTTAGCGCCTTTTGCTGTTTCAAGACGTGTCTTTAATTCTTTAAGACGATCTTTGTCTTTTTTAATATCTTCAGCAGCGTCTTTATATTCCTCAGTTCCTGGTTCGTATCTAAGGATTCCGCTTTCTTTTGCAGAAAGCATAGTCTCTGTTAAGTTAATTAAGTCAATTATATCTCTTGGTTCACCAGGGCTTTTATCCTTGGTCTTTGGCTTTTCTTTTACTTTTTCGCCAAGATTGTAGAATTGTCCATCTTTAACAAACCCAACAATCATTCCAGTTTCGTTATCAATTACTTGGTCAACAAAACCAAGAGGCATACGCTTATCTACACCATAGTTAATTACATTTTCGAGTCTAGTATTTTTTGGACGCTCAGCCATTAGCGTAGACCTCCAAGTTCCTGCATCATAATTGCGTAGGCATCTGTGGCACGGTTGGTCTTAGCCTCAGCCGTAGCACCGATCTGCTCTGTAATAAACTGCTGCTCATCAACACCACCACGAGTAGTTGAAAATCCCTGACCAGAAGTAGTCATTGATGGTTGCTTCTTCTGCTGTTGATTAATAAGTTTTGTGTATTTGTTCTTTTCTTCTCTGGTTAGTTTGCGACCTAGTAGGTCCTGAGCTACGGTATCTAGCAACTTAGCCGTCTGTGATGGGCTAGTTATGTAGGTTTGTGCGGTTGTTGATGGGCCACCTGCACCACCGCCAAAAGAAATTTGCTCGTTAAGGAACTCATCACGCCCTACTGGACGGATAGCAGATATAGATAAACGCTCTTCTTCTGCTCTATCCAAAGCCTTTTGAAAAGCAGGAGTGTACTTGTCGGTTATTGGACCTTTGTAGTATCCAGCAGATTTAAGAAGTTTAGAGTATCCAGTAATTAAGGCAGGATTTTTAGCAACAGCTTTTTTGAACCCACTGTATTCTGTAAGAGGAGTGACAGTTGAGTTTGTCTCTTTCTGTGTTTCTTTTTCGTCTGCCATTTAGTCTCCTAACAATCTACCAAAGAGCACATTGTAGGCACTCTGTGTATTTTCATTGTATGTTGCAAGCTCACGCATTTTAAGAATAGTCTCTTCCTTGTTCATATTTGCAAGGAATTGGCTACCACCAAAGGTATCTAATTCATCTTTTGTTGTTTTGTAATCGTTGTACAGTTTAAGCATTTCACGAAGTTTGTTTGCAACTTTAGGTGATGCCTGGAATGCTGACTTTTCACCAAGCATTTTCTCAAGGTCATTAAGAGCCTTCATACGTTCAATAGCCTTCTTGCCTCCTTGGGCAAGCTCTTCTTGAACTAATGGTCTACCAGCCTTAAAGGTTGTAGCCCAGTTTTGAAACTCTTGACGAAGTTGTGAACGCTCGAAGTCCGTGCTTACTGCCTCAAGGTTTGTTTCGTATTCGTCCTTCTTTTCGTAGTAGACCTGTAAATCTGCTGCTGTCTGGGTTTCAAGTAAGAAATCATCTACACGCTTATTGCGTCGTAGACCCATATCAGTCATAGTCTTGTAAGCATCCCAAGAGTATCCACCCTTGTGAGGGATTAAGAATGCTGCGGCCTGTGGGTAGTCCTTAAATAGCTTCTCATTAGTCTCTACAAAGTCACCGGATTCTTCTGCATATCGGAAGTATGCAACAGTTGAACGGTCTGATTCTGAAATAGTAAATGGGATCTGATTTGGATAACGCTTGACCCATTCAGCCATAGCCTTATCGTAGTCACCGTACTTATCCAAGATTCCATACCAGGTCTGCTTGAATGATGCTTCACCATTGTCGCGCACCCAGTCAGCCATATCAGACTTGAGCATTACCTGCGCTGTAGCAGGTGCTGTAAATCCATAGATCACACGCATACCAAGGATACTCATTGTAGTATTCTTTAACTTTAAGCGGTATGCCTCTAGTTCAGCTGCGCTGAAAGGTACTGGAACCTTCTCACCGTTGACTGTTTCAAACTTCTGTTCAAGTCCATTGCCTGATGCTTCAAGATAGGTCATAGCCTTACGCATTGCTGATGCGTATTGACCATCACGTTCATCTTTATTCATAGCAGAATAGATACGATTGACGTGTGCTGGCAAGAAGGCAGAAACCATTGGTTGATCTTCTGCATACTTACCTAAAAATGTAGTTGTAATGCGATCTGCTGCACCTGGGTTGAATATACCAACTAGGTTTGATGCAACTTTGATAGAGAATCCAGATAAAGGACCGGCAAGTGTAGGTATTGCAGACTCTGGGTTCAAAGATGGGGTAATCATCTTCAACTTAGCACCAAACTCTACAGGGAAAGGTACCTTAAACTCTGCTGGTACACCCAATGCTGTCATTGCTGTCTGCACTGCCTTGTAAACGTACTGTGTTCCTGGGTAAAGGAAGTATGGTTCGCCTTGATCATCATACTGAACCCAACCTGAGTGGGTTACACCTTCGTAAGTAAGGCTTGCCTTAACGATTGACTCTGGGTTGTAGCGTACAACGCGATAAATACGACGATAGAAGTCCTCAGTAGCACGATAGAAGCGTGCAAAGTTACGAATACCAAAAGCTAACTGTGTCTGAACCGCAGGGTTATCTACATAAGCAAGAGTTTGTAGACGTGCTCGATCTTCTGCGATCTCTGCAAGTTTGTACTTAGCATTTTCTGTTGCACGTTCCAACGCCTTAGGCGATGTAATGCCTTTGGTATGTGATGCAATGAAAGCCTTTTCAAACCCACTGCTCTTAAAGTCTTTACGAATCTTGATCATCTCAGAAAGAACCATAGGCTCACGCGAGAAACGAGCATTAGCACTACCTAGCCAGTCCCAACCCCATTCCATAAAGGTTGTGGCGTAGTTTCCAGTATCGGTAATAGGTACTAACTGTGGTCCAACAATATAGGTTGGTACATCTGCCTCTGATTTAGGAAGATCATCTAACCCAAGTTTACCGGTAATGCGGTATTCCCCAAGTTCGTCATCAAATGTACGTACTTTTGAAAGAAGATCTTGGTTGATCTTTCCGTCTTTCTTGACAAAGAGTTGCTTAGCTGCATCGTAGATACGCTTAGCGTGCTCTTCCTTTGAAATACCACGCTCTTCCATACGGAAGGCTGATACTAACTTAGAGTTCTTAGGATCATCTAGCCAGTTAAAGATCTTTCTAACTGCTTCTGTTTCTCCTACAGTATCATCTGCTAGGTTAGCAACTGCAATACGACCTAACTTGTCGTTTGAGTAGTAGCCAATTCGATAGATCCAAGATACTTGGTTTGCTTCATTAGCCAATGGAGCCATCTGGGTGTATCCACCCTTGCCTCTTCCGAGTGCAGTTTGACCCTTTTCAAGATTATATGACAACTCAGCTGTGCGTACTTTGTTCTTACGAGTAAAGTTAATGGTACGTGTGTAGGAATCAAGTCCAGTAAAGGCATTCTTGCCACCTTCAACAACGTCCATAAGAGCGTTATCTAAGTCACCGTATCTAATCTGTTCTGCTAGAACATCTCTATCAGCCTTAGTAAACTTACCAAGTCCAGTGCTCTCGTAGAAACGAGCCATCTTGCCTTCGTTCAAAGCACGTGCGGTAATCTCACGAATCTTCTTGATATCACCTGCGGCTGCTTTGACTTCAGCGCCATAACGCTTTGACTCTTTTTTGTTAACAAAGCGAAGAACTCCACCTAGTGGATCTGCGCCTACCTTTTCAAAAGTGCTTAAACCTTCTTCAACTTGACGCGCTGTACGCAAACGAGTTGATAAGGCACGGGCTTTTACTAAGCCAAATGGTGACTCACCTATAGCAAGGTGTACAAGCAAATCTTCTGTTGCGTTACGGATAGCATAACGTGGACCGGCAAGAGTTAAGAATGACCAACCTGTAGTCATCTTTTCTACCCAGTCTGAATGTGCTAGACCCAATGTACGCTGGATAAGACCTGAACGTGCTGTTGCTCGGTCAATATCACGGACACTTAAAGTAGTTACATAATCTGATACATCAGACAAGATAAGAGCAACTTGTTCTCCATCAGGAAGAGCAGCTGGGTTGTAGCCAGTTACAGGATCTGTAGAAGCAAAGGTTTTGTTAGGACCTAGACGCAATGGATCGGCAAGCACCTTGCCTTCTTTAGTGACGTTAAGACCACGAATATCTGCAATGGTAGATTGTAGGCCGTAGAAGATTTCTTTCTTGCGTCCTACTTCAGCGTTATCAAAAGCCTGGGCTATAAGTTTAGAATCACTCTTTGGTAAAACTAAACGTGCGTAACGATAAACCTTTTCAGCACCATCTGCTGATGTAACATCAAAAAGGCTATCTTCAAAGAAAGGTACAAGGTTAAACTTAGCCTTAAATCTGTCAATTCTGTATTGCACTTGTGCCATAGAAAAACGTGCTGCACCTTTAGCGTTTGCCTGTGCCTTAACGTTTGTAACTATAGTTTCTTTGCCATCAATAATTGCCTTGGCAATTCCATCGTCTGTAGCAGCCCCTCCAAAGTAAAGGTCATCAACAAAGCGTGGGCCGATTTTATCCATATTAAAAATTTTGTTTGCTGTAGTTACGGTAGTAACACGAGCTTGACGAAGAGGGTCCATACGTGGAATCATCACACGCTTGCGACCAATCTGGCCTTTCATCATTTCTTCTAGTTGCTTAGAATTCTCAAAGAAAGCCTTAGCACTAAGAGCATCCGTAATAGGGACAGCATCATCGGCTGAGTTAATAAACGATTTAATTACTGGATCACCAAACTCAGGAGCAAGAGTTGTAAGACGTTGCTTAATAGCAACTGCTTCCTTTGTAGCGCCAGCTTCAATAGCTTTCTTGTACGATGCAAGATCTGCGCCATATTGGTTCCAGAAGTTTTGTACTTGTGGGCGTGCAAATACTTCGGCCACTTTATCCCCACCAACAACAACATCAACTGCATAACGTGATACATCTATTAAACGTTTTGCTTTTCCAGCAACGAGTAGTGGATCTGCTAGTATGCGAAATGCTGCATCAAATGTTCCAGATACTGCGCGATAGAATAAGCCTGAGCCTTCTACATCTGCTGGGGTGATAAGGTTAGCAATCTGACGGCCAGGTGAGAACTTGGCTGCTTGAGTTGCATCTAGCGCATCTTGGAATAAATCATCTTTATTCTGTGCAGCAAGGGCTGCAATGTTACGCTCAGACTCTGTTCCGCTGCTTGCAATGTCGCTGAGTTTTTCACCAGCAGCTACACGCATTGCTACGTTAACGCGATCTATACCAAATTTAGATTTAGCCTTTTCGATACGACCAGTATTAAATACTTTGTCGCCTTTATCGTTAGCTTCGGTCCAAGCAAACCCTAGTTCGCCACGTTCTACGATAGGAATAACTGCGGCACGGTAGGCACGGGTTGTTAAATCTGATACTTCTTGTATACCAGAAAGAATTGCACCACCTGTATAGTGCCAAGCACTGCCCAACCAACCACGTTGTGGCTTAGTTGCAGGATCTTCTTCTCCTGCTACACGTTTAAGAGCTGCCTGTTGTTCAGGCGTCTTAGAATTATATGCTTGCTTAGCTACATTAGATGGAAGATTTGATAGTTCTCTATGAACTGATAGGGTCTTTTGTAACCCTTCCATTGCTTTCTTTTCTTCTGGAGTCAAACCCGCAGCAGCTGAAGCTGCTTTTAGATTATCAGCCATTAGTCACCTCGCGCAACTGCTTCTGAATACAAAATGGCAATAGATCCATCTGTGTCAAAAGGTAGAAGTTTTGCTAAGGTATCAGAAGTTTTAACTACTGATTTTTTCATCATTAAGGCTTCAGAGCCTGGGCCTTCACCGCGATCAATGCCTGCTGTGATGGGTTCATTTGGTCGTTCTGTTTCTGCAAACAGTCCTGTTACTGGAGCTTGCGCTTGGCGCAATCTATCTGATGGCTCTGAGACTGCATCAGGAGTCTTTGAAAGTGGAGCGCCAGATTTAATATCGGCAGTCTCAACACCTTCTCCGTAAGCGATAGAACCCATCTTCATCTCTGGGGTTCCAATATCTGTACGCTTTGCATATGGTCCAGGACCTGAAACGCCAGCCATAGGATTCTCAGCCATCTGTTCCCTCCTGTAAATTCTCTAAGTCGGCGGTCATATCTTCCCACGCCTGCATTGTTTTAGTTTGTTGTTTAGAATGATAAATACTTAAATCGTAAAGTTCTGCAAAGAACGCTTCTATCACTTGCGATAAGTTATATATAGCACCTGTGAATATCACTAGGATATCTGTCCAGCGTACAGGGCGGGGAACCTTGTCGTAATCATCCATCGCCCTGCACACCTTCCAGTAGAATTAAGCCTTCTTACCCTTACGAGCAGCTGGAGCGTATCCGAATTTTACTTCGCCGCCTTTGACTGAACCAGCCTTTGTATCAACCTTTACTGGTTGTACTGAAGCCTTTGCTCTTGATCCTTTGTTCATAGTGCGCCTCCTTTCCTTATGCTGCGCCAGTAATACCGGCTAGTAGTTGTGCTATATCAGGACGTTGACCAGCAGCAGGGGCCTGACCAGCTTGTTCTTGTGGAGGTTGCTGCGAGGCAGGAGCTAGGGCCTCACCTGCTGCTGGAACTTGAGGTGCCATTCCTGGCATACCCATCTCTGGGGCCATTGGCGCTGGTGGAGCTGGTTCTGGTGCGAACGCTTTCTCCACGATTGATTCTAACGATAATCCTTTTTGACGTCCCGCAATGACTTCAGCAATGCGAGTAACAGCCAGGGAAGGGTCCTGACCTTGCGATGCCATCGCAGGGATGGTTTGAGCGTACTGAGCAACAGCAATACGTAGAGAGTCACGTAACTCTTCGATGTCAACGCGCTGCTCTTCTTGTGTAACATTGATCTCCACCGGTAGTTCACGTCGTACATAATCGCGGGAAACAAGTTTATCTGAACGCATTTGTAGTAATGCGATAACTGCACGGTTAGGGTCCATACCGGACATAATTCCGTAGCGTACATCTACTCCGTACTCACCCTTGATGTCGCGTGATGGGATGTACTTGAGTGTATAAGGAGTACCGTCATCGGTTCCCTTAATTGTTTTCTGAACAGATCCAAAGATCTTCTCATCTACTTCAAAGCAAAGACCAATAAGATCTTCAAAGAGGCGTGCAAACTGTGCTTGTGATGCCTTGATCTGTGTATCAAAGCCAGCCTGTAGAGCCTGAACTCCACGACCTGTAACGATTGATGCGTTGATCTCACCTGAACGTGACTCTGGGTAACGAGCACCTAGACGTAGTTCACGCTCAAGGACACCGGATTCGGTAAAGATTCCTGGTGGAAGATCAAGTCCAACACGACGAATGTTCTGCGGATTAGCAGAACGCATAATAGCATCAGGTCCCAAAGCAAGTTCTTGCACATCTTGTGGGATAGCAATAGGTGCTTGGATTGACTTCTCTGCTGCTTGGATCTGTAGGATAGCAAAGCGAGCACGAGCAAGCTGTACTGAAAGCACATCATCGAACTGACCACGTGCCTGCTCATCAAGTGATGGACGGACATAGACACGTGCTAAGCACTTGCCTACTGGGTTTGGTACACGTGATAGAACTAAGTTGTTACGCTGTGGCAGATAGATCAGATCCTGCTCTGCATCGTGGTAACGAATGATAGTCATATAAGGAGATCCCTGTTGGAAGTTATTCTTCTTCAGGATCTGTTCTGCAAATTCTGGATATTGGGATGCGATTGTGTCGGCATCGGAAACAATCAACTGGGTAAGGGAAGTGGTACGACCAAAGCGATCCATCTCAGGGTAGCACCCTGTTGGATCTAGTAGGCGCATACGAGGATTGTTATCCTCATAGTCCATCTCTACCATACCGATAGTCATACCGTAGGTGTTATACCAGTCAGCGTTCTTGTAGTTCTGTAATGAAAGATTGGAGTATGAAACGTAGTAGTTAGCAATACGAGTGCGGGTGTCAGCTGCCTTACGCTGTGCGTCGGAAACCATATTGTTTGCTGAGCAGTTAAACGAAGGTAGCGGAGCACTCGCCTCGGCCAAGTCACGTGCTGCTACATCAATGAAGTTAGCAACGAGTGGCTTTGGGTAGTCCTCGGAGAACATTGATGGGAAAACTTTAGATAAGTCTCCCTGGCGTACAGAAAGAACGTCGCGCATACGCTGATCGCGTGGAGCGTACTTGGTACGCAAACGCGCTAGTTTCGCGTCAATCTCTTTAACTGATAACAATGTAACTCCTAAATGAAGGTTTTGTTCTGTTCAGCTAGCATTTCATCTATATTGATGACTACTCGCTTACCTATCTCACGACGAGACAGGAATGGATTTTTTAAGTGGTGGGTAGCGTACTGCCCGTAGTTGAGCATCTCACGTGCTCGGATCTCGCAGAACCATAAGGCCATCACTAAGTCTGTCTTACCTTTAGTGGTGGGGGTCCACGTGATCAACTGTTCGATAAGTGCCTTAACGTTTTCGGTTTGGTCACTTGGCAAATGTATGAGGTTGTCTCTATGGTGCTTGTTGTCAGACTGTTTAGTCCCAAAGAGCGTAGCCATTGAAGCAACACCAAAGCCTGCATCCCATTTATTTGAGCCGGTATGGTGTTCTTTGAACTGAACTCCTCGTGAGGCAAGGTGCTGTCTGATTCCTTCATCTTGGGTAAGGAAGGCTTGGAAAGCATTCTTCTCCACTATCCACTCGGAAGGACTATACAAAGAAGTCCAGTTAAATATCAGTTCGCGGATTTGTTGCGGAGACGGACCAGTGATCTTGATAGCATCAACAATGTAACGTTTATTGGTACTTCGATCAACAGCATAACAGATCGCAGCAGTATCACCGACCATAGCAGGATCAAGACCACAGATAATACTAAAGCCAGAGAGATCTTTCGGATGGCCTGGATAACCTGGTTCAAGACGACCTGACTTTCTCATACCGTCAATAGAGCCTTTAACACATACTGGGTCAAAGGCTGCGTTTTCAGATATATCTTGTTGTTGATAGACTAGCGCCCAGGTAGATGAATCCATCGCCTGGCGTTCGTTGTAAAGGTTACGTCCTGACCAACGTGGATATAGGCCGTCCTCGTTCTTATCAGATTCTTCTTGCCCATCAAATGGGGCATCTGAGAAAGGCCAGAGTGTAACCCACTTGTCTGGGTTTTCATCTGCTTCCAGCAGGGCTGGCATAGCCAGATACTTCCAAGGAACTAACCCACCTGGGTAGCGATCTTCAGAACGTAGCTCGCGGTAGAGATCTACCGAAGCCACACGAGTTCCAATAACGATCAACTTACCCGTAGGGTTCAAACGAGATCGCACGTCTTGGGTCAACCAGCGGATCTGCTTCTCAAACTCATTGGCGTTCTTTAAGGTCACTGCGTCGTCTACGATGATCATATCTGCACGCTTACCGTAGATCTGACCACCGATACCGACGGCTTCGATGTTCGGATCTTTTTCGCTAGACTCACGAAGCTCATCACCGAAGGTGACACGGGTGGCCTGCCACGAAGCGGTCTTAGAGTTAAACCCTACACCAGCAGCATAAGCGGTCTGAAGTTCTTGATACATTGGATGTGTCAGACGTTGCTTGATGGCGTAGAGAAAGTCGGCAGCTAACTGCTGGGTTTGTGAGACTATCAGTACTCGAAAGTTAGGATTCCTACAGACCTGCCACGTCACATAGTCCACCGTGATTGTGATGGACTTGGCGTGGTTGGGAGGAATGTTAATCAAAATACGGTTGGCCGCAAGGCCAGGTTCAAACTTCATAGAAGGGTGTAACCACCCTGGCTGCCTACCTTCAATCACATCTACGATGTTCTGTTGGTGGGGAAAGGTACGGCTATGAAGGAACTTCTGGCGAAACTCTGCGAAGGTAAGGTCGTGGACATCTCCGGAGGCAAACTGCTTATCCTTTAACCCGAGACGGGTTCGATCTATTTTATCTGCAAAGATCTTATCGGTGCGCCGGTAATACTCATATGTCTTGATGGACTTGCCAGCTGAGCCGCAAGCGGCGTCAATGGTCATACCCTCTGAGACACAGCCCAAGATGATTCTCTTGGCTATGTCGGCGGAATTATCTGCCACGTAATGTCTCCTTAGATCGTGGGAAACGGCACGGGCCGGAATACTTTTTTAATGGTGGGTTAAAGCGATTTGATCAATGGTGGGCTATTGATATAACTATCCCAACTAAAAGGTGCCGTCCAGCGTCGGGCTTGACGCCCGAGCGAAGCCACAGCGAGTGAGGGGTAAGTTGGTACTCGGCCTAGGGGCCTCGCCAGAGGCCAATGGTAGGGGCTTCCCATACTTCCGCCCCTACTATATATAAGGCAGGAAAAAAAGGGTAATTCCCGTTTACGCGGTGTGAAGTGTATCACACACGGTAAAAGTGCTGTTCAGAGCTCACTTTAGCGTATATTTTTTTCTGGGGAGTACAGGGACCGCCCCGCCTGAAACTTAAAACAGGGGGTCGTCTTTCGGTCTAGTCTGACAGTCTAGGGCAACAGTCTATTCCTGCGGTCTAGTCTGTAGGTATGTAAAAGAATACAGGGGCCGACTACAGCATCGGCGGGGGCATCACCTATCCCCTAAGCCCTAATAAATAAATATGTCCTGCGCTATCGGGTCAAGCCCTAACCCTTGCACCTATCGGCAAGCCCTAACACGGCAGACATATCCCGCCTATCTGTCTAGGGTTATTGATGACTAGTCACTAGAAAATTGTGACCATTAAGAGTTGTGTATAGGGTAGAGATAGGTATATCTTTATCCTTGTAAGATCAACCACTACCGATTGGAATAAGAATATGAGCACACTAGAAAAGCCACTAAGTAAAAGAGCTCTTAAAGAATTAGAGAGAGTTGAAAGTATCGAAAGGCTACGCGGTATCTTAGACGGTGACGAAAAGCCTACGATCTACACTATTTTAAGACACGTTAGCGATAGCGGTATGTCCCGCGATATCTCTCTCTTATATGTAAAAGGTAATAGTATCTATCACCTTAACTATTCCGTCGCTTGTGCGCTAGGTGATCGCCTAGTCTCTCGCAATGGTAGCGACGCAATACGCGTACACGGGTGCGGAATGGATATGGGCTTTCACCTTGTCTACTCTCTCTCTTCTGTACTCTACGCGGGAGAAGATCGCGCAGGAGATGTGCTCTCCCATAGGTGGCTCTAATGAGACTCAATAGACGCGGGCGTATCGTGAGGGCGTTACTTATCGGGGCGGGCTTAGCCTTAGCCCTATGGTGCGCGGGGAATATATGGTGGACGGGCGGGGGCTATTGTGTCGGGTCAATGGCTAAGTGTGTCGGCCTATAGCGTAGGGGCGTACTATCTCGCAGGGGTTATCCCCTGCGGGGTAGTCTGCAACTAGGTGCAGAATAGAGAGAGGGCTAGATTATGAGTCAGATATGCGTAAAGTATGAAGTAAGAGATCAAGCGGGAAAGGTATTAGAAGAACACTCTACCTACTCTCACTCTTTTGCGACAGTGGAAGAGGCCGAAGAGTGGTTATATGAAGAGGGAGATACCTTCACTCACGCTTGCAACATAGACTCTAGGGCTATCGGGGGCGATAATCTCGCTGACGATCTTCTAATAGTTAGAGTCAATGGCTTTCCCGTATTAGAAGAGGAGATACTAGCGTGAGCGATACAATGGAGAGAGTGGGTAGTAATGGCGAAAGACTTACCTACCTTGAAAGTTTAGATATATGGGTAGACGGTGCGGGAGAGCGAGGATATAAAACTTACTATACGGGCGCATATGTATGCTATAGCTGCGGTCACTTATGCGAGTGTGGGTGGGAAGATCAAGAGTAAGAGTACGGTATAGTAAGGTAAGGCTAGGCTATAGGTTATCTATCGCTCTCTCTTCACGGTAGGGGGAGAGAGCGGTAGAGGGCAGATAGCCCTAAATAAAGTGAAAGAGGATAAGAATATGAGCACAATAGTAGAAGATAAGACGCTAGTAATGAATAGCCTTACGGTTAAGGCTATAGTGGTAGTTGAACTATTAGAGGGTGCAATTACTCACGCTGATAAGGGTAAGAGCGCGGTACACGCTCTCAATAGTGTGCAAGTGTTAGGCGGGGCGGGACAACTTATCGCTCGCGCTACTGATCGCTATCGCTTGATTGAGGGAAGAGTAGAGGGTGAGGGTCACTTAGATCATAGCCTTATCGCTCTCGATGACGTGAAGAGAGTGATCTCACTAGCCAAGGATAGTAAGTACGCTCTACTTACCTTTACCCGCGTGAATAATCTTCTCACGGTAAGCGTAAGCGGTAGTGCAATCACTATCCAATTACTAGACGCTAACTATCCTAAGACTTTTAGCGATCTACTCAATAAAGAGGAGCGCGATAGTATGAAAGTGATGTCTTTTAACCCTGCATATATGGCAGACTACGCGAAGATCGTAGGCAAGGGTAATGGTATTAAAGTAGAATTCCAAGGTGAGGGTAAGCCTATGGTAATCGTATTAAAGGGTGATAAAGTAGAGTGGAAAGCTCTACTTATGCCTATGCGTATCGCTGAATAGTGACGTACTATCGTGCTCTACTTATACGGTAGAGTGCGGTAGTATCTTACTAGATTGGTAAGGTAGATAGGTTAGAGAGAGGGCAAGATTATGGATAAGTGTGTGAACTATTGTGATAAGGCGCAAGAGGTCGAGCTATGCCTAGAGTGTGCAGAGCATTACGCGTTGCAGACTCAACATAATAACTGGAGAGAGGATAAGTAATGCAATTAGAAGAGATAGATACCTTGCAAGATCTAAAGGTATGGGTGGGAGAGAATATGGCGGGAGCTACGGTGGAAGAGGGCGAGGGCGGGATAGTTATACGCACCAATCTAATCTCCACTATGGGTGGATACCTACACGAGAGAGAGGGAGAGTAATGCTAAGTAAGAGAGAGATACTAGAGATCATAGATAGTACGGCTAGCTTTAACGCCTATATTGAGGAGATGGACGCTCTTGATGGACCGACACTAGAGCTAGTTACCCAAGTAGGAGGGGTAGATGGCGAGGAGTGGACGGATGAAGAGTGCCTAGAGATTATCAAAGATATCCTAGATCTCTACAACGCCTACCGTAACACGCATAAGTGGGAGGACTAGGGTGAGCGATTACTACTATGCGGTAGATCCCGCCTTTGATGATAACTCTGAATGGATCACGTGTGATACGTGCGAGAGAGAGTATGACCGCAAGGAATATAATTCTGACACGTGTGTGGAGTGTGAGAACGAGCTAACCTACAAAGAAATGAGAGAGAGGGCAAGTAAATGAATAAAGAGTACCTATCAGCTAAGGCAGAATTGTGCAGCAAGCTGGCAGTAGAACAGATCAACAACGGCAATGAGGAGGAGGGCGTGAAGAATCTCAAGCGTATGGTTCGTGCGCTCAATGATATCCACCTTATCAATATAGAAGAGGGAAGAGGGAGAAAATGAAAGTAGTTATGCGTAAAGATTTAGCTGAGGAGGGTATGAATATCCCCTGCCTATACCAAGACGGGGCTTATTTGGACGCTAGTACGGTGGCAGAAGCCACCTATCTAGGTGCTCTAGGAGATGTAGATAGTAGCGAGATAGTCTTACAGCTAGCGAGAGGGCAAGGTGGATATGGCGAGATCGTAGTAGTTATGTCCATTGACCTTGATTATATTAAGGAGGAGGGAGATGAGTAACTTCTATGCCACCAATCCTGATCTGATCTACCTATATGAAGTCACCGACCAGCAAGGGGTGGCAGTATGGGGAGGCGAGCAGATCGAGGATATGTTCGCCTGGCACCGGCGAACGCCGGACTCAAGGGTATTTATATCTACCTGGGAAAGTGATGAGGAGGATGCTCACCTAGTGGGCAGACCTATCGAGATCACCTCGGCCCTAGCCAACAGTAAAGTGGGTGAGGGCGAGTGAGCTTTACTATCGGGATCATCATAGTATTACTGATAACCTATGTACTTATAGTTATGGAGGAGAAGGTCAATGACGGAGATCGCTAGAAGGATAGAGACTGCCAAGCGTAATGCGGTGGGCTATCGCAACTATAGGAGAGCCAGGGATAGGGCTATGACACGCCTATCCAATGCCTACCCTGAGACATACAAGGAACTACTCGAACAGGAGAAAATTGTAGATGAACAACTGGGTAAGAAGTGGCTTGATATTGATGGTAACACTGAGTTTGTTGATGGTATTTATACCGACTCCACCAGTCCACATACACGTGGAGATAGAGAAGAAGCCAGCGGTGGCCAGGACGAAGGCTACAATGGAGGAAAAGCGTGAGAACAGAAGAATCATCAAGCAATATAGTCGAGCTCTCGGATATACGAAGAGACAAACAGCGTGCCTTATCACCCTATGGACCCGTGAAAGCAGGCTTGACCACTTTGCCGACAACCCACGATCAACGGCTTTCGGAATTGCTCAACTCCTTAGAGAGCGCAGTCGAGAACCTGAACTACAAATCCTTCACGGCATACGATACATTGGTCATCGCTATAGAGCAGACGCGTGCAGCGCTCTCCGACACTCAGACCGAAGAGGGTGGTACTGATGTATAGATACTGGCTACTCTTTGGAATCAAGAGAGGGTGGATAAGCCAACCCTACTGTGCCACGCACGATGGCAACTACGATTATATGACTGAGGAAGAGAGAGCTGAGTGGGATGAGGGTGGCGATCCCTGCCATCCAGCAATATCTCTGCTACAATAAGCTCGCCTCCTTTCGGAAGTACTAGCCCTCACCGAGTTATCCTCTTTCGCGGTGGGGGTTAGTGCTTTCTAATCCACACTTGGGAGTTCTTTGCAAGTAACTTATACTCTCCCTCGTGGCGATCTAAGAACATATGGATACCCAACTTAGGTGCGTGAATAGGATTACCGCCAGGGTGAGTCCACTCATAGTCATCAATGGCTAGTATGCCACCGGACCTAAGCAGTGGCCACGATAGTTCACTATCCAGGAACGCAGAAGCTGATGTGTGGTGAGCATCAACATAGATAAAGTCATACTGTTTCATATAATTGTACTTGGAAAGATATTCAAAGGTAGTAATCTGCTTAAACAATCGGTTATGAAAGTGATCTGTCTTTGCTCGGTATGTGTGGAACACATCACTGAAATCCATCTCCTCTTGGATAGGTTCATTTGATGCACCCTCCCAAGTATCAATATCCATAAGAGTAGATCCGGAACCAGTAAGTATGTTCTCTAACAACCATACGCTAGCATCGCCAGTAAAGACGCCGAGCTGTAAGAAATTAAGATCAGTCTTACCCGCTAGTGGGGTAAGGAACTCTTCAAAGTTATACTGTGCTATCTGCTTGAACCAATTAGGGTAACTCATTTCAACCTCCAGTAGAATAGAACCCGTCACCCTTGAAGGTGATACCAGGTGATGACCAAACACGAGACATAGAACTATAACAATCAGTACAGACAGGGTTGATGACGTCATCGTGGATAGATTGCTCTATCTCACGTGTGTTACCACACTCACACTTGAAAGCATAGATCATTAGTTCAACCTATCCCATAGCCACATAGTGGCAAGAGTTAGAAGCGAACCAAAGATATAGCCTAGAAGAAAAACGTAACCATCACTCATAACTTCACCGCTTCCTCAATATCCAAGTACCCCACTATCTTATCAACCTTTTCAGTACGATCAAACTCTGTAGTCGCTGGCATCGGATGGACAAACCACTCTGGCTCTGGCATATCTGCCAAGTCAAAGGAGTAGATCCCTTCCGGAGTGGAGTTGATATAGAAGGGCAAGAGGTCACGATGATAGGCTTGAGAGATCAGCTTCTGATACTTCATCTGCTCTATAAGTAGCGTAGAATAATGACTTTGGCGACACTTGAGTTCGATAAAGTGTGCAGCCTTAGGACTAATACAATCGAAGGCATCATAGATTCCTGGTGCTCGCTGAAGATCCGGATAAAGACTGAGCTTCAGGAAGTCAAAAAGGATTGCCTCGTTCATCGCCAGGGACTGATCCCACCAAGGAGATCTTGTAACTTACGCATAGAGTTATTCACCCTACGATCTGCTGTAGATACAGCACACTCTAATACTTGTGCTACTTGTGCAAGGGTATAGTTATCATAGTACCGATAGGTAAGTATCTTCTTATCATACTCTTCTAACTTAACGAAACACTTCTTAATATCTAGTAGTGCAGCAAGTAAGGTGCCACCTTCTGATGGACTAGATGATCCCTTAGGTTGACCATCTCGAATCATATCTTGTGCTTGTTCAAGGACTGTGTTATCTACCACCGATGCAATCACAAAGGGTAGTAGCTGAGCCAAGGTACCAGACTCATAGTATGCTTCATCCTGTGTCTGATAGCCAGACTTGGAAGCCTTCTCCTTACGACAGTAACGCTCAGCACTGCGTAACATCTGCCACGCTACACGCTTCTCATTATGTATGCGTTGCTTGGTATCTTCAACATCAAGTTCAGACTTGATCCAGTTGGTACGAGTGATGGCCCACTGGTAACACTCTTGCAGTACATCTTCACGCTCTACCCATTGGGCAAACCTTTTATGCACAACACTGGCAACCGAAGGTGCTATGTCATAGATAGATGGGTGTATCTCAGTCATTCTCCGGTACCTCAGGCCACTTACCATCAAGTACCATCATTGCAATAGCACTGTAGTTAAGTAGATCAAGGAAGCTATCACGCAAGGACTCATTAGAAGGGTTGACATCAGAGTCAACGAGGTTATTGATGCGAGCTATCTTATCCCACATACGTACACGCAGACCATTAAGTGGTCCACCTGGTGACTGAGCAATGTTCTTTGGACCGTAATCGTGGTGCTTACGAATGAGTAGATTGCCTGCTGTATCCATAATGCGCCATACATCTGCAATAAACTCTGGTTCTATCTTGTCTCGGTAGGTCGAATCAGCATAGTCTCTGTTGCCATATCCACTTCTAGGATCTGGAAGCCCATATGCTGCAAAATCTGTATCATCTGTTGCCATTCGTCTCTACTCACCCTTCGATTCACCCACTAGCAAAGCTCGCGTAGCATCAGCTCCGTGTGCTAGGTAGTAGTCATTGATGTCCATACCTGGAGGTAGTGTAACAATTTGTGAGTTAATTATCTCACCGGCGACACGCTTGGAGAACTCAGCTCCAGGGTTGGTGCCATCTTCCTTGATGTCATTATCACCTACGATATAAACTGTGTCGTAACCTGTAAATAACTTAGCAAAGTGTGGCTTCCACGCCTGCACTCCTGGTACACCTACTGCTGGGATACCCAGTACCCCGCTAGTAATGACTGTATCTAACTCACCTTCGCAGACCACAATATGTGGTGACATAGACAGGGTATCTTCAACGTTATAGAGGTGAGCCTTCTGCCCTACTGGACTGCCATACTTAGGCTTAGCATCATCTAACCTACGAAACTTGTAGCCTACGCACATATCAAGTGCGGTGATGTAGGGAATAGAGATCCATCCCTCATACATCTCGTGACCATTGATGGGATCTGTCACTGTGCCTAGCTGAAAGCGTGCTGCTACCTCTTCAGATATCCCACGTTCTGCTAGCACGACGAGTGCTTCCGGACTTACCTCCTGTGCGTATCGCTGCGCCGCTTCCCTTAGCAATTTCGACTGCACGTTTGAGGCCATCCTTAAACTCCAAGTTCTCTAGTATGCAGACAATGCTGACTGCGTTGCCACCCTTACCGCAGGTATGGCAGAAATATAAATTGTCCACTGTGTTCATAACAGCAGACCTACGTGAGTCAGAGTGCAGAGCACACCGTACTGCTACTGCCTTACCTTCTCTTACTTCACCACCATAGTGGGCAATGATTGCTCCTATGGGTACAGCAGTAGCGTCTAGGTCGCCTTTGTAACGCTTGTTCTTACGTATCCTTGCCCAGTCTTGTGCTGGCATTCACATCCTCTGCACTTCTCGTGCCAGTGTGTGGCACGCTTGACGTGGTTAAGTGAGTTCTCTTCACCTGCTTTAAGGCAAGATTCGCAGATCATTGCTCTACCACTTCATCTGGTAGGTACTCCTCTGTTGCTTCTTCAGCATCAGCTTCTTTGATTGCTTCTTCGATCTTAGACTCTGGTTCTTTCCACGTTGAAGTGGTGGTGATCTTTCCTTCTGGTACTGGTGTCATTTTTTCTCCCTTTGTGCTATTGCCTTGTCTACTACAATTTCTTGCGTAGACTTTGTTGAATAATTTTGAATCTCTTCGTATGCAACGTGGTATTCACCAGACGTATAATGCTTCTTGAATAAACTAACAACACCTTTTTCGTTGGTGCCAGTTATCCGCATACCACAATGGCAGGTCATCCCATATTCAGGTGGTCTGTCAATCATTGCTTCTCCTTGATCCACTGTTCTAGGTCCTGAATGACCCAAGCCTTATCTATACCGGAGTTGCGACGCTTAACTACAACATAATGCAATGGCACTTCCCCAATACCACGAGCCTTAGCATAATTAAGCGCCTCAACTTCGGCCTCAGCCCAGAACTCTGGCAAGCTCAGGGCCTTTCTATTCTTGAGTTCTAGTATGTAAGTCTTTCCCGCGACTACGCACACCAGATCCCCTTCATCCTTACTGCCAGCCTTGGTTAACCTTTCAGCTAACACGCCAACTGACCGTAGGAATTTCATTACATCGGTCTCGAACTGAGCACCCTTGCGTCCATTAGGATTAGCCATTGGCGCCTGTATCGTAGACTGCTTTACCATTCTCATCGGTAGTTACCTTGAGAATCTTTAGGTCTATCAGCACAAGGATAAGGTTACGCATATCATTACGCAACTGATTGATCTCATTCTTCAAGTACTGAATCTCAGTTTGCTGCTTCGACATTATATCCTCCGCCATATCCATAGTGCTGATCTTTTCTAAACATATTACCCCAGACAGGATCGTCTGTGATCTGACACGCTGCATAGTTTACATAGAGCGTTGCATAATCTGATGCGTCGGCAGTGTGTGGTCCAAATCTATTCTTTACCGCAGCAACCTTGAGGGTTGCCTGTTGTGGATCATAGCCCAGCGTTAGGATCAACGCCGGTAGTTGGCTTACCTTACCGTGAATTGCACGTCGTGCTGATGGATTAGTAGGGTTTCCATACTCACTCTGCTCTGATACGTGATGTAGCACAAGTACACAAGCCTCAGTCTTACGAGCCATATCGTGTAGCTCCATCATAATTGCACGTAGTCCAGCCCACTCGTTGTCAGTCTCTGCTGCAACGTTCATTAGGTTGTCTATCACAATCAACTCTGGTGCTTTTCCATACAGTTCTACATAAGCCTTGATCTCTAACTCAATATCATCTAGTGACGGTGATGAATCAAAGACCCACTTGATGTGCTTTAACTTCTCAAAACGTTTGTCGTAGTAGTGAGTATCCTTGGAAAGATTAGCTTCTACCGATAACTGTGAGTGACCAGATGTGTGAGCAGCAGCTCTCATCATCACAGTTGTAGTGTCAGTATCGGCTGAAAAGAATAAGGTTGGAACTTCTGACTTGATCGCATAGATCAAAGCAAACATAGACTTACCTGCATTCGGTGCTGCTGCCACCATACACACTTGTCCACGTCTGAATCTGATCTGCTTAACCCCTAAAGGTTTCCACACGTCAGGTAATGGTGTTGCTTTGGTAAGCACACCACCCCAAGCGCGGGATAGATCAAGCAATTCGTTCCTCCTTGATTGTTATCTTTCGTTGACGTCGGATGAACCTGCGTTCACCCTCAGTGATGCCTCCCCAAATGCCGTGACTTTCATTCTGTATTCCCCACTCAGCACACTCTGCTTGATGTGGGCATCTTCTACAAATAGATTTAGCCATAACCATTTCGGTACTATTGGAACCTCCGGATTCCTTTTCAGGAAACCAGAAATCTCCACCTACACTTGCACATAACGGAGCCTCGTACTTTGCTGGCTCCCTCATTTTATCGCATAAAGATAGGGTCGCACTTGTCCATAGCACCCTTTGGTGCTGAACACATATGAGCCTTCCAAGGTCCTCGTGCTGATGTACCTTCACGATAGTTCATTGCACCGTGACGGCAGCTAGGTGTATCACCTGATACTGGTGTTGCATTAAAAGCCTGAGCAACTGATGCCACTGTTGGTGCTGATGCACCACCACCGAGTTCGATTGCTGTTGCCTTGATGTTAGCTGCATTCATTGCGATATCAGATAGTCCTGCTTCTAATTCAGAAACTGTTGCAGCATAGAGATTGATGAGTGTTCCATCTGCTAACTTGTAGTTAACCTGGAACTTTGTTCCTTCTGTAGCCATTTACTTTCCTCCACTTGGTTTGATGTTGAGCCTTGCTGTTTCCTGTCCAACACTTACTGGGACATAACCAATAAGTTCTTTAACTTTATCTTTGTCAACTGTCTCACGACCTTTAACCTTTGTCCAACTGATTTCAATACCACTAGCTGTAACACCGGTAGTACCTTCAAAAGAAGTCTTGATTGAATCTCTTTGTGTTTCTAACTCTTTAATCTTTGCATCTAATTGTAAAAAGTGCAATGCGTTCTTGTCAACTTCTTCGTCCTCAATCACTACTTCACTAAGGACGATATGTTCTTTTTTTAATCCAACGCATCCCATCTGACCTGATGCGTCGTAGTACTGGCAGTAAAGTTTGCAGAAGGATTCATCCTTCTCAGGCTCTGGCGCTGTGGTCATTGCCTTGACCTGAGTTAACCATTCCAAAGCCTCTAACGCAATAGCTTCATCGTAGGGTTCTGAGTGGACCTTGACATCCTTTTCAGCTCCATCACGAGCGATAGCAACTAGATTCACAGTGTTAACTGTGTGACCATTCTTCGATAGTAGATAGCCATAGACCTGCACCTGCCAACGCTGTTGCTTTGATGGGAAGTAGCTAAGGTTCTTGACCTTGCTAGTTTTCCAGTCAATGACAGCACCAGTGCTAGGTATAAATAGATCCACGTGTGCTTTCATATCACCGTGTTCTACTGCTGCTTCAACAAGGTAGTCCTTGCCATCTGGATCTAGGTGTCCGATTGCTTCCTCGATTGCAGAGTGGATAGCAGTACCCATAATTGCAGCAAGTTTAGATTGATCCTCATTGGTATGAGGCTGTGCATTCAATCGGTACCAGACCTTACGACGGCAACCACCTATCTCTGATGGGCCTACCTGCGTCTGTGTACTACGATCACGAGTAGCATCCTTAGCGTGGAGTACTGTTAATAGTAGTTCTTTCGGATCAGTAATCATTGCGGGTTCCTTACTATCTTTACTGCTTTTTGTAAGCCATCGTTATAGCCTTCTTCGTATTTGCCATATGCAACAGGAAGATATTGATCTTCAATGTGTTGTGCAATCTGTTCACGTAGTTCTATCTCCATAATGTATGGAGCTGCTGATCTACGACCAGATAGTATCGCTTCCTCTAGTGCATACTTCAGTGTCTTTTCCATTACTTCTGATCCCTGCGTGTTAGCCAAGCATCGAAAGCATACGCTGCTACGAAACCAATAAGCAATCCAAATGCGAACTTCAACATCTTCTTCATCCTTTCTGTTGAGTAACTAATTGAATCGGAGGACAGGTGTTTACGTCAAGCACCGACGCGATCTTTATTGCTCGCTCTGCCACAACCTTAGACATCAACAAAGACTTATACGATCCAGGCTTGAGTGAGTAGAGGTAGCCTAGAGCAAATGCCCCACCACTACCTGCCGAGAATAGTCCTCGTTCGCTGGCGTTGAATGATAGATCTGATCCGATAGAAAATAACATCCCATCAAAGGCTATGAGGTAGGCGTAGCTCGACTCTTTGTCGGATGGATCGTACCCATTATCCTTAAAGGCAGCAAAGATACTAGGCAAGATTCTCTTACCCATCCACTCCACCGGATCGTAACCTTTGTATGTGGGTGGTTTCCAATTATAGGCGAGGATATCTCCTGGTCGTGAGTCACCCGTGATACCTAGTAGGTAGTTCCCGATGTGAATAATCTTGGGCGTTGCAGTAGATATGATGCGTTGATCGTTATCGGTGATCTGTGAGTCAGCTGCCATCACAACGAAGTCAGGTCCTTGGATTCCAACTAAAGTTGTGATGGCCCGCTCCAAACGTCTAGGTATCGAGCAACTGCTCGAAGGATCTCAATGTCTTCCTTTGCATAACCAATAACAAAATTACAGTTATGACATAGTAGATCTCTAACCTGCCCAGTGGTGTGGTTATGATCTACGTAAAAATGTTTTCCGTTTCCACCTGGAATTTTAATACCACAGATGGCACATCCACCACCCTGTCTCTCCAGCTTTTCATTGTAGTCTTCAAGGGTAATCCCATATAAGTGCTTTAGGTGGTAGTTCTTTCTTTTCTCTGGGTCGTATGTATCCCTAACTTTATCATTGTGGCAAAATTTACACCACGACATACGCCCGTCTTTATATTGGCTGTGTTTGTAGAAGTCCTCGATGGGACGTTTAGTTTCACACCGTTTACAGTTGCGCCACTTGGTCATAGATGGAGTATATCACACGGCGTGTCTTATTCTTTAATGGTGGGTTAAGTATGTACAATATGAGCCGTAAGGCGAATAACGGTAAGCGGCCCTTGGCGGGCCGAGAGGTAGGAGGCCCGACACCTATGCGGCTCCGTCTACCAACCCTGCAATCTTTAGGCTGGCGCAGAAGTACCCTTCCTGCACCCTTTGGAGCCGATCTGAGGGCCTTAGGCCCGATCCACGCCTGTACTTGTGGCTGTACTATGTTCAACATTATGGCATCCTTTGAGGATTATGATATAGCTTGGTGGCACCTTGATGGGACCTGTGCCAACTGTGGAAATCTACTTACCATACCCTGTCCTGTGGATAACCCTGATGGACCACAAGCTAACGAGTATTGATGAAGAAGCCAGGACTGCGCTATGCTCAGTCTGTGGTCAGACCAAGATTAAACTCAGAGATAAGAACCGACCCATCAATAGCAGGTACCGGTGCAAGGCAGTCTATAAACGTAACATTATCAACTCGCAGTACCCATACGCAGTCCACAAGAAGAACAACTGCCAGAAGTGTGGCTTCATCCCAGTCCACATCAGCCAACTTGACGTTGACCACATTGACGGGGACAGGTGGAACAACGACCCGTCTAACTTACAGACGCTCTGTGCTAACTGTCACCGCCTCAAGACCCACCTAAGTGGGGACTCTAACTCAGGCATATTTTAGGCATAAAAAAAATAGGCCCCCATCCCCGAAGGGATGAGGGCCATTGCCTCGCGCTTATGGGCTAATTACTTAGCACCACGACCAAACTCTGCGGCCTTTGGGTCTAATGCCTTGAGCAATGGACCTGCAATAGCAGCAATACCTGCTGTTGCTAAAGCCTTTGGATCTGTAACTCCTGCAAGGTATAGCGCGATTACTGACGCTACTCCTGCACGAAGATATGTTGCGAGTATTGCTTTTACTTTCGGATTGATTTTCATTTATTCTCTTTCTTCTTAGGTAGAGGCTTAACTACTGCCTTTACTTTGTTGATAGCCTTTGGCTGGGGCAGCCAAGGGAACCAAGGCGAAGTGTCGTTACCGCACTCTTCCTTGATCGAAATATGTAGGTGCTTATTGTGTGGGTTGCTACCAGTGTAATCTTTATTGCCATTCTTGATAGACCAGATCTTGCCCTTGAATATCAAGTACTTCACACGTGGATCTGATTGCAGTTTAATGAAAGCAAATGCACAGTCAACGCCTCTTACTGGATCGTGCGTAATATCTACAGCAAAGCCTGAGTTGTGGTCTGAGTTAGGGTTCTGATGTACGTGTGCTGCACTAGGTAGTAGTCCATCTGATGCTTTCTTTCGCTTAGGAAAGTGTGCAGTTGCTTGACGCAGAGCTGCGATAGCAGCAGGTGTTGCTCTCTTGGCTAATGGAATCATTGTTTACCTTTTCTGTATAAGAATCTGGTAGAGGATCTCTACCTTCTCTTCTAAACGGGTGACTGAATCCTTGAGTGAACTGCCAGAGTTAGGCTTGAGTTCATTGAGATAGTGCTTAACCAACCAGCGTACTGCTGTAGCAAATCCACCAACGATGGTACATACGGAAACAGCAACTGTTGCATAGTCTTGTGCGGTCACGATACGCTCCGGATAGTTACTAGAAGGACACCACCGAACCCACTAAAGCGGGTTGATGGTGGGGTGCGGTTGATGAAATCCATCTCTTCAATGAGTCCGATATAAGACTCACCTGTACGGAAATCTTCAATTCTAATTGTGTCGCCTACGTTCTCGACACCTTCTATCTGTGAGATACGATCATAGGCAGAGCCATCTGAACCTACCTCGTTATTAAATCTATCTCTCTCGTGGTCAAAGCACATCAATGGATACTGAATCAATCGCTGACGTGGGATAGCAGGTAGTGACTTAACTTGGTAGCCAGTAAACAGTGGCCCCTTGGTACTATCTGTAGATGAACGACTAAGAGTAAACTTAAATCCTAGATACTCTTGTGAGGTATTTGGATAAGCAATGTTAACCTCAGGTACATCATCACCTTGTGCAAAGGTACCGATGTTAGCTTCAACACCAGTTGATGTAATTGAATACATATTGAGAGCACCATTGGTCGTATCTATACGAGCCTGAAGCTGCTTGAAGATCTTCTTCTCAAGTGTGTTGTACCGAATAAAGCCTGTTTGTAGATAGCCACTAGGTAGCAGTGTGGATGCTGACTCTATGTAGATAGCACCATCTGCACCGTTGCCAGCATTGACATAAGCAAGGCGATTGGTTTCTCCCATAAAAGCACAGGTGGTTGTGTAGTGACCTAATGTGTCATCTGGATCGTAGAGATCCCAGGCATAAGGAAATATCAAGGTGCCTAGATCTTGTCCAAGGTTGATACGCGTAACGCCAACTTGTCCATCTACTCCAGTTGCTGCCCAGATATACTTATCACGGAAGGCAAAGTCATAGACTGGCTGTGTTGACTCAAATAATAGTGGACCATATTGGATGGACCCGTCGGTATCAGATACCTGTGCTACACGCATACCTTGGCTAGTGCCAATAATCATATAGCCTAAGTAGTACGAGATCTTGTACGTTCTTTCACCTACTGGTAGTTCAGCTGCTGTAATAGCACTGGTCAAGGTAGGCATTACACCTGATGTATTGAGTGTGAACTTATAGATATTGGACTGGATACCGGCATAGCCTGCTACATAGATTGCAGCACCTGATGAGGTAATGCTAGTAAAGACGTGGTCAGGATCATTGTGGGTATAGACAGCAGTAGGCATTGCGCTAGCTGTTGAAGAAAACTCGTAGACCTTATCGTTGACACACATAACGATACGCTCTTTGGTGTATTCCATTACAGCGTTTTCTACGGTAATGCCATTGTTGCTAAACATTAAGGTAGGTGATACAGAGCTATCATCAGATAGCAACTTCTTGTAGACTCTGAGTCTAGGAGTGCCAGAGTTAAGCACGTTAGTTACCCAGTAGGCATAGACTCCATCATCACAGATTGCGTGTACCGGATAATCAGTACCAGATATGTAATCAACGAAGTGGATAACTTCTGCCGTGCCTGTACCTGCTGGTGACACCGCAGCAGATGGTACGTTGGTTGCTGTCTTAGCATAGGTAAAGGTGGTTGTAGTAGGCACTGTAGTAATTCGATACTCACCATTGAAGGTAGCATCTACCCCAGTGATGACGATCTGCATACCTATAGATAGGCCGTGTGCAGCTGATGTAGTCAGCGTTGCCACGTTAGATGTCAGTGCCTTGTTGGTAATAGATACAGTGATCTGTGGGAATATCTTATCCACATCAAACTCATCCACCAATAGAATACCGTTATAGAGATTGCTGCTAGTAGTCCACTGGATAGATCTAGCGATTTGCCAAGGACGACCATCAGTTCTGATACCACCAGTAACTGTGTGTACATTATCGCTATCTTTAAGTAGGGTCGCTTGACCCTTCTCCCACACGTTGAGTCCCTTGGACTCTGTGTACTGGAAGCGTAGTGACTCTTCTTGGATAGGCTCAAAGAACTTGATGCCTTGTCCAAAGTGGAATGATGATTGAGAGCGTAACCACCAACCGGTAAGCGTCTGCTCACCTGGTTCACGTGACTGGTCAATCTGTTGCTTACGATACTGCGCCGTCACACGACGATATGGTTGGTCGTCAAGGGGTGAGATGAAGAATGGTAGACCTGCAATAGCTACATCATAGGCATAACCACTAGGAGTGTATGTAGCACCTGCTGGATTGGAAAGGGTTAATGGTAAGCCCTCACTAATGTCATCGCCGTAGGGCATTATTACTCCTTAGTTGTTTGTAAGTGCTGCTACTTCTTCGCCTGTAAGACCTAGTGCTGCTAGCTTTGCTTGTGCTGTGAGCTTGGCATCGGCCTTAGCAGCCTCTGCTGCCTCACGTTCTGCCTTCTCAATCGCAGCAGCCTGTGCATCAACTGCACGCTGTTCAATCTCTTCAGGTGTGAGGTCCACGTATGAGTGTGTTCCCTTTGCTACATCTACAATAAGTTTCTTATCAGCCATTATTTACTGCCTTCCAATCTGTAGTTTCTTCATCCCACACGTACATAACTCCATCTGTAGGGTAAGCAACTGGTGCTTGCCACTGTGCATTCTCATCCAATGTCCACGATGGGAATGGTTGAGGTGCGTGGAACCAATCATTTACTGGGTCATAGTGAAACCCAATTCCTGCATAGTTTTTTCTGATATTCCCGTTGTAACTGGTCTTAACCCAGGTACCGCCGAGTGAGTTCATAAAGGCTTCGCCTTCATCTGGCTCGTTGTTATCGCCTACGAGTACACGTAGTACGATGTTGTTCTCATCTATCTCTGCCCAATGTGACATTCTATTTCTCCTTATGCTGCTGGGTATCTAATAATAACAATTCCTGAACCGCCTACGCCTGGAGTTCCGGTGCCTCCACCGACGCCGTAGGCACCACCACCACCGCCGCCAGTGTTTATAGTTCCAGAACCTGCGACGCCTGCTCGGTTTCCATTACCGCCTCCGCCAGTACCGCCAGTTCCATCTGTACCGCCACCGGCTCCACCGCCACCGCCACCACGAGTCACAGATGTACCAGTTATAGAACTTGCAACGCCAGCACCGCCATTTCCAGCAACACCAAAACCGCTTCCAGCATTGCCATTAACACCAACGGCTCCAGCACCACCGCCTCCTCCTGCTGCGGAGGCAGTGCCAGCGATCAATGTACCTGTACCACCTGCAAAACCTTGACCGCTTGGGCTAGCAGTACCACCGGCACCAGTGCCAGTAATAGAACGGGAACCACCGCCTGAACCGCCTGAAATTCCATTTCCAAAACCACCACCAGTTGATGTGATTGTAGAAAATACTGAGTTACTTCCTGATGTTCCACTAGGACCACCAGCGCCAACAGTAATTGCATAAGCAGTATTACTTACCACCGATATAGCTGATTCAAGAGAACCACCACCACCCGTAGCAGTTACGGTTGAACGTAAACCACCAGCACCACCACCGCCACCGTATTGGTCGCTTGTAATACCAGTAAATCCACCACCACCACCTGCAACTACTAAGTAGTCACAAGTAAGTCCTTGTAATGGAGTAAAGGTTCCTGATGTGGTGAATGTATGAATCCAGTAAGTGCCATCGTAGTCAATGATATTGCCACCGCTAGCCTTTGGCGCAATGGCAGGTGTAGTGCCTAGGGCTGCTATGCCATAGAGTGAGAAGGTTGAGCCTGCCATTAGATTGCCTGAATTACCAGTAAAGGTAATACTTGTAATTGCTGCGGTGTTTGACCACAATCCAGCAGTTAAAGCAGTGATAGCGTTTGTAGCATTGGTTTCAGATACAGAATCTGCCGAAACACTTTTGTTTGTTGAGCCAGTGTAGTTAGGTATGTATATTTCACCGTTACCAAATGTTGAAGCGGTAGCAGCGGTGGTAGAACCATATGCTGACCAATCAAGATAAGAACCAGAACCTGATGCAGATAGAGCAGATGACCCTGTTCCATAAAGCATTCTTTGAGAATAACCTGTAGAAGAACCATTGAATGTTATGAATGCTGAAAGGTAATTAGAAGAGTTATTATCTGTTCTTATTGAAAATACAATCTTCAAATCGGTGTAACCCGTTTGTGGGATGTTGGAAAAAGTTATACTGGCAGCACTAGCGTTGAGTTCGGTTCTTTCGAGCAGAATGTAGTTTTCGTTGGCCATTATCTAATCTCCCTTATCACTTGCTATACCGAATAATGACTACGCCTGAACCGCCTGCGCCGCCTGCACCTCTAGCACCTGAACCAAAGCCACCACCGCCTCCACCACCGCCAGAGCCAGTGTTAACTGTACCTGCGACACCGTTTTGAGATATTCCGTTAGCGCCGCCAGATCCACCGCCACCTGTACCGCCTGTGCCTGCTGGGTTGTTGTAAGCACCGCCACCGCCGCCACCAGCATAAGTTACAGATGATCCAGTAATTGAAGATGCGCTACCTGCTCCTCCATTGCCACCGCCACCACCATTAACACTCGCTGTGCCGTTAGCACCAGCACCACCACCACCGCCTGCGGAAAATTGTGCGCCGTTTCCGCCGTTATTTCCTTGGCCAGATGTGCCAGTCGTTGCAGTTATGTTAATACCGCCACCACCACCACCGCCGGAACCATAAGTTCCAGATGTTCCATTTATATTATACGGAGCTCCACCACCACCGCCGTTACTTGTGATTGAGGAAAAGACTGAATCAACACCTCTAGTGCCTGCGCCTGAAGCATAAACTCCACCTGCTCCGCCTGCACCGATTGTTACTGGGTAGTTAATTGCAGTTAATGACAACGGTGAACCACCAATAGAAGTTCTAAATCCACCTGCACCACCACCGCCGCCACCACCTGAATCATTTGCAGCAGATGCTCCACCACCAGCGCCACCTGCAAGTACAAGGTAATCACAGGTAAGTGCAACCTTTGGAGTAAATGTTCCTGATGCACCAAAGGTATGATACCAATACTGTGAATCTTCTGTGATGATACCGCCAGTTGCCTTTGCAGCGCCTTGGTCAGCGTTGGCGATACCGTAGAGTGAGAATGTGGAGCCGACTGCAAAAGTTGTAGATAAAGGGATAACAGTTAATGAAGTAATTGCAGACGTACTTCGGTACAATCCAACTGTTGCATTAAGAGCAGAAGCTGGGTCATTGCTGCGTGAAATTATTGTCTTGAAGGTTGTTGCGTTGGAATAATTCATAATCTGAATAATGGCAGTTGCTTGAGTTGTACCATAATATGTTGCAAAAATAGATGTCTGGTTTGAATCTCTAGTTGAAAGAGCAGAAGTTCCATCCCCGTAAACTGAAGTTCTAGAATACAAAGAAGTTGTGTCACCATTAAATCGTAATCCAACATTTTGCGCTGAAGTTGTATTGGTTCCACTAATTACCAAAACCAAATCGGTGTAACCACTAATGCCAGTTAGGTCAAGAGTGACTGATGAGGTGGCAGTGGCAACAGTTGTCTTGCGTAATTCTGTATATGTATTTGGCATTTAACGCACCCCGTATAGTGAGAATTGTGTACCGATAGCAAAATTAGTTGCGTTATATGTTGTAATTGTTAAAGAATTCATTGGTGTCGTATCAATATATAGACCAGAAACAAAGTTTATACTTCCAGAACCATTAAGATCAGAACCATTTAATTGTCTTAACGTTTTATTTTTATTTGCTGTGTAATCTAATATGTCCAATATATAGGCACCAAAAACATTTGCAGTGCTACTACTTGATGGAATAGAACCGAAGTCAAAAACAGAAGTACTTGCACCCGCTGAAGCAGAGGCTCCATCTCCCGCAAGAAAATGGCGAGCTGATATATTATTTCCATTTGGTTTGTAAACAATAAAGTCTTGAGTTGAAGTTGTAGTTCTTGCAATGCCACGAATCTGCAAATGCTTATAGGTATTTGGAATAGCAGCAAAGGTAATTGTAGAAGTCGCAGCAGATAGCGTGACAGTTGCCAAGGCATCATAGGCACCTTTAGGTCCGGCAGCGCTACGAAACGATGAAGCAATAATTCCTAGGATTGGACTCATTAACTAAGGTCTCCTACCATTGTGAAGGTATTTGTTCCGGTACAGACGATTGTGGCTGCTGAGTACTGAGCACGTAACTTGGTACCGACTCCTGTATAGGATGTAGTTCCATCATTGGCTACAGTTACCTGTCCAACACCGATCTGCTGAATATGTACTTCTTGACCTGTAGTAAAGACTCCGTTAGGAATTGTCAAAGTAATCGCTGCTGCATTAGATAGGGTGACGAGCTTGTTCACATCTGCTGCTACCAAAGAATATGTTGTTCCAGTCTGAGCATTGATTGTCAAGGCTGGTGTAGAAGGTGTAGCCCACTTGAGTCCAGTTGCTGTTGCTGAGTCAACTGTAAGGACTTGGTTGTTAGTACCAGCACCTAGACGAGCAGGTGTAGCACTGGCTGTTGCAGTAACAATATCGCCCTTAGTTGTAACCAAAGACTTAGGTATAGCACCATCTGCTGTAGCAACTCCTGCTGTAAAGAAGGTTGCATCATCACCGGTAAAGACGTGCTTGACGCTAGCACCGGCTGTATGTGCAATAGCAGAAGATCCAGCACGAGCACGAACTACTGTAAGAGTATCGCCAGAGATACCAGTGACAGCGACGATCTCTTCGTTGTTAGTATCTACATCGAGTGCTACAAGGAACTGATCTACGTTACCTGCTGCAAGTGTGACACCACCCATTAACGCTGAGCCAGTGCCTGATGCTACTGTTATTGTCGTAGCAGAGTTTGAGATAGTAGCGGCAAGTTGTGTCGCAACCGAGGTTGTGGAGTATTTGCGGGTCAAGGTTTCACCTCATTGTTCATAGAGTTATATTTGTTAAGATACATAATTGCCTTCTCCAGTACCTCAGTACTATCTTTAAGCAATCCTAGTCCTGTGTTGCATTTGTGACACAAGATTCCGCGCTTCTGCATTGTTTCGTGGTTATGGTCTGTGTGCCAATTTGTGGCCCCAGGGTTATCGGTTCCACATATTCCACATTTGTAATCTTGTTCGGCTAGCCTTGTTTCATAATCTTCTACAGTAAAGCCAGAAGATTTCTTTCTGTTCCAGTTTCTAATTCTTTCGTTGTACAGTAGTCTTTGCTCAGCTGATGGTTTCCATAATTTTCTACATTCTTGGCATTGATTGCTATACCCAGTTTTTGTAGATTTATTTTTATAGAACAACTCTGGTGCTTTATGTTCTTTACAAGAACTACATCTCAATTCCATATTAACGACTGTAGTGGATTCTTATCGGATACTTGTCGGAAAGTTTGAGGGACTCATCCTGTAGTCGTTGCTG